GCAAAGGGCGGTGATAATGTTCTTGTGTTGAAAAAAGCAGCTTCTTATTCAGGTTGCGGACTGAAATTCACAAAGAACGCTCCTACTCCTGTTGAAGATAAAGCGATTTATGAAAAATTGCTTTCAACAGGCTTGTTTGTAAAGGGCAATGAGTGAGTATGTGAGCTATGAGGAAACGACTGCTTTCTTAAACACAGATGAATATGAGGGTGTACCGCAAAGCACCATTGAAACGCTAATATCTGCCGGAAAAGAAATGATAACAAATTTCTTTGAGGGCAAGGAGTTTAAAACTCCCTCCCCGCTTGTAAAAGTTGTGAATATGGAGTTAGTGCGTGCTATGCTTGCAGACGCTTCTAAAAATGCCGAAAGTATTGAGGGTTATTCATATACCAACAATCTTTCGGCATTTTCTAATATTCTCGCACGTCTTAATTACGTTGTAATTGAAGATGAGCCTGTTTCTGAAACAGGCAAATATATCAGAGCGAGGTTGATATAGTATGTCATATTCAAAAATGCTCAACAATCGTTGCTCCATTTACAGACACAAAGACAACATAAAAGATAATATCACAACAAAAAAGCCTGTTGTTTTGTATGAAAATTTGCGTTGCCGCCTTGTGCGAAAAACTGCTTATGGCTCAGACACGACAACAACAAAAGGTAGAGTTGTTATTACGGTCTTTTATATGCTGTTTTTGGGTAAAAAGGTTGATATACGCAACGGTGATGTGGTTTTTATAAACGGCGAAAATTACACCGTTCACGAGCCAAACAAGCCTTGCGGACATCATACAGCGGTTATACTCAAAAGAGAGGGTGAGGCATAATGTCTGACGGTTTCCGAATAGACGGTTTAGTTGATTTTCAGAACTTGCTTGTTAATCATCAGCAGGAAATTCCCGAAATGCTTTCGAGAATACTTGAAAGTCTTGGTGAAATTCTTTTAGATGAGGCTCAAAATGTTTTGAAAAGCACAAAAACACCTCACTCTCGATTTGCAATGCGTTCACGTCCGATTATTCGAGGTGCCAATAAAGGTGGCTCTCGTAATTACCTTGAATATGTCGGAAAAACTTCGGCAAGCTCCGTTGATACAGGTGAGCTATGGCGTTCATTCAGTAGAGGCGGTAGCGGAAATGTATGGATTGCTGATAGTGGATCAGGTAGCTTTAAGTTGATAGTCGGCTCTAATGTCAAGCACGCTCGGTTTATAAATGACGGATTTAACCGTAAACGCCGTTGGGTACCGGGTGTAGTTGACGGAAGTGGAATATTCCGTTATCAACCGGGAGCGAAAACGGGCGTAATGGTTTCGGCAGGACGGTTTATGGGATTGCATTATTTTGAAATCGCTTTTGATGAGGTTAAAAAGCTTATGCCTGAAATTATTGAAAGCGAGTTAAGGAGGTTCTTTGATGAACTTGGTTAAAGATAATGACAGTAAGGTCATTGTAAATATTATTGCAACGGTTTTCCCGAAAATAACTATTTATGAAAATGACGTGCCGCAGGATTTTGACCGCCCTTGCTTTTTGATTATCAGACCTGATAAAAACACAACAACAAAAGAAATCACAAGGACGGTTTATGAGGAAACAAAGCTTTTCACGGTATATGCTTTTGACGAACTTCCTGATGAAGTAAAGAGCAATATTGATATGATTTCTCAGGAAATGGAATCAACAAAACACGCTCTTATTGATTACATTATGGGCGTTCCAAAACACTTAATACCTGATACCGACAGAAGATACATAACGGTTGAACTCGTAAATGTTGAGTCGGATGATGTCAATGCGGTGTCGGAATTTACATTGAGGACAAAGCGTATGCTGAGTAGGAATTTGAGAAAACCGAAAACAGAAAAGATTATGGAGGTTGTAAATAACGGAACTGTTATAGCAACCGGAAAGGAGTAGTTTATGTCAGAGAAAAAAGAAACTACCAAAGCAACAGCGGAGGCAAAATATCCTGTTGAGGAACTTTGCGAAAACTCTGTTGCTGTTTTTGGAAAGAAAAAAGAGGTTGTCATTGGTGCATTGCATAACGCTAAAAAGCCTATTACGGGCGAATACACAAAAAGCGAAGTGCGTGAAGCCATTGATAAATTTTTGAAAAAGGAGGTAAAGTAATATGTCTATGGGTAATTGGACTCCCACGGAGGAAAAAGTACGTCCCGGAATGTATAACCGTTTTATTTCTACTGCTTTATCAAGAATTAAATCGGGTGCTTCGGGAATTGTCGGTATGCCAATCAAAGCAGATTGGGGACCGATTGGAGAGCTTGTTGATATAACAGGCGAAAGCGAAATTAAATCGGTATTTGGTGCAAGCGGTAACGGGTGCACAACATACCTGCTTAACAGGTGCTTGCTTGGAGGTACAAAGTATAAGCCGAAGAAAATCGTGGCTTATCGTATGGCTTCAACATCTGCCGCAAAAGCTTCTGTAACAATTACAGGAAGTATGACCTTAACAGCAAGATATGAAGGTGTCAGAGGAAATGATTTCAAATATGCAATTTCCGCAAACATTGTTGATGATACCAAGGTTGATTTCAAGCTTTACGAGGGTAGCGAACTTCTTGCTACATATACCGTTGAGCCGAGCGACATTGCCGGAGTGGTAAAATCAATAAATGATGCAGAAGGTTTGATTGTTGCTACAAAAGTCGGAGATACCGAATTAAAGGCAACAGCATCTACATCATTTACAGGAGGTAATTCAGGAACAACTGTAACTGCAGATGATTACCTGAAAGCCTTAGACGCATTTGAGCCTATTCTGATTAACACATTTGCTCTTGACGGTGTTACTGATTCTGCAATCTTAGCTTCTGTTAAGAGTTGGGTTGCTCGTGTAAGAGAAAACGGCAAAGAGGTTATTTTTGTTATGGGTGGCTCTGCCGAAGATGATAAAGATGTTTCTGTAGGTAATAATCGCTCTGTTGCCGCAAACAACAAGGCGATTGTAAATGTAATTGTCGGCACAAAGAATGCAACACGTTCCTTCAATTCTGCTGAAACTGCGTGTCAGGTAGCGGGATTGATTGCAGGAACGCCAATTACAGCCTCAACAACATATAAACAGCTTGAAGATGTTACTGATGTAACCGTTGCCCTTTCTGATACACAGATTAAGCAGGCTCTGAAATCAGGCTCGTTTATTTTGGTAAGGGATGTTGACCCTGAAACATACGCAATTTCGATTAAGGTTGAACAGGGCATTAACACCCTTACAACCTACGGTGCAAACGAAAGCGACAAGTTTTCAAAAATCAAGTGCATCAGAACACTTGATACTATTGATTACGACACAGGCTATTGGGCGGCAAAGAATGTTATCGGTGAGTTAGACAACAATGATGATGGACGTGCGGCTCTCGTTTCGGGCATTAAAGGATACCTTGAAACTCTCGCAAATGCAGGAGCAATCAGCAAGGATTTCCTTTCGGAAGTTGACAGTGCATTTGTTTCTGAGGGAGATACGGTATATCTTAGCACTCAGGCACTTACTGTTGATAAAATTGAAAAGATTTTCAACAGCATTTATGTATAAGATTGGAGGGATAACGAATGCTTGATAGCAGCAGAACAATTAACGGCTCTTTCGGTGAATGTTATCACGAGGGAGTTTGGATGACTAATGTGTATAAAACAACTGCAGAGGTTGAAATCACAAAGTCAGAGGTAAAGAAATCAGGTACAAGATGGACGGGTAACAAGGTTACAGGTCTGAAAGGTACAGGTTCTATTTCCGGCTATAAGGTAACATCTGAAATGATTACTTATGTCGGACAGATTTGTGATGATACAAAGGGTGAATACAAGACAGAGCTTATCACTAAGCTTGACGACCCCGAAGCTTGGGGTGCTGAACGTATCAGACTTAAAAACGTATCATTCGATAAGATTTCCCTTGCAAATTGGGAAGTTGGTGCAATCGTTGAAGAGGAATGGCCGTTTACTTTTGAAGGCTTTGAACTTCTTGACGAAATTGTTGAAGGTTAACTTTGAATTACGAGGGAGCGGCTTTGCTCCCTCAATTTATTTTTAAGGAGGAAATAAAATTATGAGTACAGCAAAAAAAGGAACAGAAGAAATTTTGAACGAAAACGCAGGAACAGAAATTGAAAACATCAGCGAACCTGCTGATATGTATTATGAGCCTGCCGAAACATCAGATGAGGACCTGCTTAATGCCCTTTTGACAACAGAAGATGTTGCAACAAAGCAGGAGTATATTCCGAGATTTAAGGCTTATTTCACGGTGAAATCAATCAATTCGGAGGAATACAACAAGCTCGTTGAAAGATGTAAATATCCTGTTAAGAACAAAAGAACACATCAGATTGAAGAAAAAATCAATCAGGATAAACTTTCCTTGCTTCTTATTCAGGCGGCTTGTGTAAAGCCTAATTGGGCAGATAAAAAGCTTTTGGAAAAATACAACACATCAGACCCTTGTGTTGTTATCAACAAGCGTTTGCTTATCGGTGAAATTACACAGCTTTCTTCTGCTATTATGGATATTTCAGGTTTCTCAGATGAGATTGAAAAGATAAAAAACTGATACAGCGAGGTGGCGAGGCAAAAATAATACATAATTTGCTTGTAAGGTCAAATTATGTATTGTCCCCGGACGATATATATAATAAGCCTCGCAGTGTCAAGAATTTTATCTATGCCTCACTTGATTTAACCTTAGAGGAAGAGGAAAAAGCTCGTAAGAACAAAGGCAAAAAATAAAATTTATGAATTTTGAGGAAAGGAGGTCTATAAGTGGAATTATCGGCTGTACTCAGTTTGAAAGATAAATTATCTGCAAATATGAATAAAGCTGCTAATAGTGTCGGCTCAATGATTACAAAAGTCAATGAAGCCAATAACGCTATTGTGACTATATCAAAAAGCAGAGGAATAAATCTCACAGCAACAACAAATATTTCTACTCTTGTGGAAACTGCAAAAACCAACATTGCACAGTTAAAACAAGAGGCAAGTGAAATTGAGATTGAACTAAAAGCCGAAGGACTTGATCCGAAAAGTCTTAACTTCGATACTATAAATCAGAACATAACGCAGTACACGTCAACGCTGAATGATGCACAGGCAACTATTGAACAGATAGAGGCGGCGAAAAAAGGTCTTGCACAATGGCAGGAAATCGGCATTAAATATGAGGCGTTGGTTAAAGCGAATGCTGAAATAGAAGTATTGGAAAAAGCACTTGAACAGCTTAACAGTACAAACGTTGCTGTCAGAGCGTATGTCGATTTTAAGAAAGACGCTTTGCAACAGATTTATGACATAGACAATAAGGTCCTAAAGGTAAAAACAGCCATTCAGGACAAAATTTCTCCTGTAGTTACTAAAATATCAAGTAAGCTAAAGCCTATTGCAAACAAAGTCTTTTCGCCTATTATAAAGGTTAAAGATATGGCTACATCTGCTTTAGGTAAATTCAGAACGAATTTAGCAAAAGTAGCGGCAACAGTAGCTTATCCTGTTTTGAAATTAAAGGACGTTGCTACACCTATCGCAAAGAGCGTAGGCAGCACCCTGAAATCATTTGCCGGAAAAACATATTCGGCAATAATAAAAGTAAAAGATATGGCTACGCCTGTAATAAAAGGTGTAGCAAATGTAGCAAAGGCAACAGCTACAACGGTAGCCGCAGGAACTGCCGCATTTGCAGGTTTAACAGTTAAGGCTTTAAGCTCTGCAGGTGAATTAGAGCAGAATATGGGCGGCTCTGAGGCGGTGTTCAAAGAGCACGCCGCAGGAATGCAAGAAGCGGCCAGAAATGCATTCAGCAAAATGGGATTATCGACTTCCGATTACTTGGCAACCGCCAACAAAATGGGAGCGTTATTCCAGGGCTCAGGTTTTGGAATTGAAGAAAGTGCGAAGTTGTCAGCAGATGCAATGCAAAGGGCGGCGGACGTAGCCTCGATTATGGGTATTGATGTCGGCTCTGCTATGGAAAGCATTGCGGGAGCGGCAAAAGGCAACTTTACAATGATGGATAACTTGGGTGTTGCAATGAATGACACAACACTCAATGCTTATGCGTTGGAAAAAGGTCTCGGCAAAACAACGCAGGAAATGACAAATCAAGAGAAAACTGCTCTTGCTATGCAGATGTTTATGGAGCGTACCGCTTACGCTGCAGGAAACTATGCAAAAGAAAATGAAACACTTGCAGGCTCTCTAACAACCGCAAAGGCGGCTTTGTCAAATTTCTTGTCAGGTTCAGGAACTGCTGAACAGGTTGTAACAAGTTTTATCGGTGCGGCAGATGTTATTGCTTCTAAGCTGCCTGATATTGTTACAAGTCTTTCATCAGGTATAGAGCAAATGGTTATTGGTATCTTGCCGAAAATCACCTCTATGCTACAAACGCTGTTACCTCAAATTATTTCTTCCGTTGTAAACCTCGTGAATGCATTAGCACAGCAGTTACCGGGTTTAATTCAGGCTGTTTTACCAAGTTTATTACAAGGTGTCTTGCAAGTAATTTCAGGTCTGTTAAATGTTTTAAGCACGAGCGGACCACAAATAATTACAACTCTTGTAAGCGGACTTAATCAGGCAATCCAAAGCTTACTTGCTATGGTGCCTCAGCTTACTATGGTTGCAATTCAGCTTATTTTTGCATTAGCTCAGGGAATTACCTCGGCATTGCCGACACTTATTCCTGCAGCGGTGCAAGCAATATTATCGTTCTGTACGGCTCTTGTGTCAAATCTACCAATGCTTATTACAGCGGCAATAGATATGATAATGGCTCTTGTGGACGGTATTTTGCAGGCTCTACCGCTTTTATTGCAACAAGCACCTGTTATTATTGCTAATCTTGTAAACGCTCTTGTGGCGGCAATTCCGCAGTTAATACAAGCAGCTATACAAATCATTGTCAGCCTTGTGCAATTCATACTGAATAACTTAGGTATGATAATTCAGGCGGCGATACAAATTGTTTTCGCACTCATTACAGGGTTAATTGGTGCGATTCCGTCTTTGGTTGCGGCAATTCCGCAACTCATTTTCGCTATTATAGATACTATTTTGAGTACGAATTGGCTTGAAGTCGGTTGGGAAATTATAAAAGGTATTGCAAGCGGAATATGGGAAGGTGCGAAATCCTTAGTTAAGGGTGTTTGGGACGGAATAAAAGGAATATTTACATCAGGAGGCGAAGATTGCGGAGGTGCGGCGGCAGAAGGTATTGAAAAGAGCCTTAATAGCTCAATGTCCGCTGTAAATACTGCGGCCTCAAATGTTGCGAATGGTGTAACAACAAATATGATGCCTGATATGTCAACAATTTCGGGATACGGAACAATGGCAAATAATAATCTCGCCTTTGGTATAACAGGCTCATCAATGGCACCCACAACAGCGGCAAGCAATGTCGCAAATAGCACAACGACATCATTTAGTGGTGTAACAAATACCACAGGCTTTGGTATGGCGGCAGACAATAATCTTGCCGCAGGAATTAACAGCAACGCCTTTGCGGTAACGTCAAGTGCTCAATCTCTTGCAGACAGCACAAAAACGTCTTTAAGTGGTATTTCAGACACTTCGCAAATCGGTGCAAATGTTTCAGGAAATTTAGCGGCAGGAATTAACGCAAATAGCGGAACAGCAATCTCGGCGGCAGGCACGCTGTCAAGTCAGGTTGAGAGTGCCGCAAATTCGGATGTTGTTGTAAATGTAATTGCAAATGGTGAAAGCTTACAGAGCTTTACAGGAGCATTACAGGGTATTGTTTCAAGTGCTTCGGGTACACTTAATGAATTGCCGGGCATAGCACAGACAGCTATAAACGGTATGGCGAATGCTTTTACGCAAGGACTTAACACAATTCAACAGACAACTCAAAGCTCAATGTCCTCTATAACATCTACCGTTCAATCTGTTTCTCTTTATAGTGCAGGAGTAAACATAATGAGCGGTCTTAATAGAGGTATGGCTTCTATGAGAGGTACGCTGATTGCAACTGCTCGTAGTATTGCAAATGCTATCAGCAGTACAATTAACAAAGCTCTTGAAATTCGCTCACCTTCAAGGGTTACAACACGAAGCGGACGTTTCACAGGTCAAGGTTTGGCAAATGGTATTAAGGATATGGTTGACGTGGTAAAACGTCAAACTGACAGATTGGCGGCGGTAGTCGTTGAGCCATTTGAAGATGATGATCCAACTCCTGCACCTGTTGGCGGTGGTCCGAGTACATATAGCGGATTGCTTGCGGCTGCTCCTGTTAGCAGTAGCACTACAACAAACAACACGAATACAAGCAATACATACTCAGGAGGCACATCTAAACGCATTACAATTCAAAACCTTATAGGCAATGTTACCGTAAGAGATGAGGCTGATGAGGATAGGCTTGTAAATAAGATTATCCAAAAACTCGCTGATGAGTTGGAGGAAGTTGACAATAATATGGGAGAGGAGGATATTGATTGATTTTTCAGTTATCTTATAATAATTTTGCGGAGAAACTTGTGTTTCCTGTAAATCCGCCAAAATTCCGAGTACACGGAGGCGGCACAGAATTTCACGATTTTAATGTTGTGAAAGGCGGTGAGCGTACAATAATTGGCGATATTAAGCTGAGGGAGATTTCCTTTTCCTCCTTCTTCCCTCGTCATTACGACAGTTTTTTGTGCGAATACACGGATATTCCGCACCCTTACACCGCACTCAATAAAATTCAAAGTTGGAGAAAAACAAAACGCCCTGTAAGACTTATCATTACAGGGCTTGGTGTTAATATGCCTGTAACTATCCGAAAATTTGAATATGAAGAACGAGGCGGTGAGCCGGGCGATATTTACTTTGACATTGCTTTCAAAGAATTCCCTTTTATACAGATTCGGGAAATAGAACAAAACGGTGATGAAGTCGTTACATTGGAAAGTTCGTCAGCACGTCCTGATTTATCGGTAAATCCTGTATATTATCAGGTTAAAGAGGGCGATTATCTTTGGCTGATTGCTAATAATTTTTATGGTGACGGAAATAGGTGGATGGAAATTTACCAAGCTAACCGAGATACAATAGATTTTGGCAATGCAGGAACAATGAACACAATGGAAACGATACATCCGGGACAATGGTTGGTGATACCGTGATAGATTTATTTCAAAAAGAATTTGTATATTCCGTAGGTGTTTATTCAGGTAATAAGATTGTTTGTATTGAAGATACTGTTTCGTCAATCACTTGGGGCGGTAGTAGAAATACTGCCGCCCGATACCTGAAAATAACTTGTAAAAATCACGAAAGCAAAAATGATTTTTCTCCCGGCAGACTTTGTGTGCTTCACAGTTTGGTTGATGAGGAAAAAGAGCTTTTCAGAGGCTTTGTGGTAGGTAGAGGAAAAAAATCCTCCGACCACTCTATAAATTATTCTGCGTATGATTGTCGATGGTATTTAACGAAAAATAAACACGATAAGATATACAGAAATATGACTGCAACAGAAATTGTAATTGATATATGCAAAACTTTTGGAATTCCGTATGATGAAAGCAATTTTGTTGATACCGGAATAAGATTGAGTAGCATTCATATTATCAATAAAACTTTGTGGGACACCGTTCTTATGGCACTTACAGAAACAACAAAACAATCGGGTGTAAAATACACAACAAAGGTGAGAAACGGTAAGATGATTTTGGTAGAGAAAAAAACACAAATCAAAAAAATCGTTATCGAGCAGGGTGTAAACCTGATTGAAAGCTCCTTTGATGATAGCATTGAAGATACATATACTCAGGTATATGTAAAGGGCAAAGATAAAAACGGAAAAGAAATCTCTGCTGTTGCTGTCAACGAGGAGGCACAAAGCCAATACGGAATTATGCAGGAGTATATATCACAAAGCGAAGAAAGCACAACCTCAGAATTAAACACTATTGCGGCACAAAAACTAAAGGAATTATCAACCTTGCAACAGAGTGGTAAAATTACTGCTGTTGGTTTGGATGATATTGAGGAAGGGGACGCTATATATGTCGTTGACGAGGAAACAGGTCTTGTTGGAGGTTTTTATGTAGAAAGTGATGAGCATACAGTTAGTGGCGGAAATCACGTTGTTTCGCTCAATTTAGCTTGGACAGATGATGTCGCTTCTCTTGAATACGAGCCTCCGAAAGAAGAAGGAAAGTAGGTGTTGTTATGTTAAGTGATGCGGCAAGGATATTAAAAGTCGCAGGAAGAAAAGGAAAACAAGCCGTAGGCTATCAGGGTTTAAGGCTTGCAACCATACAATCAGTAGAGCCTTTCAAAATGGTGATTGATGATGTTGGTTGTGAATTTTTGGCTGAGGACGTGCTTGTGAATGCTCAAATGCTTGATTATACATATCAAGGCACTTTAACAGCAGAACAGGCAGAAATAAAAGGGCAAATCAACATAAGCGGTAGCGGCTCTGTCGGAGGTTACGGAGGCAGTGTATCAATAAGCAATGCCTCATCTACAATGAATGGCAATATAAACACTCAGAATTTGTCTGTTGTTTTGAAAAAGGTATTCAAAGCAAATGACAGAGTGGCGGTTGCTTCGGTTGGTGTTAATAAGTTTTTAATCATTTGCAAGGCGGTGATGTGGCAATGAGTATTTTACCTGTTGGAATGACACAAAATCAAAGCGTTGTTTCTGTTAAAGAGGTTGCTGTAACTCCGAAAAAAACCTTTATTTTCGATTTTGAAAAGAAAGATTTTGTCGTTGATACAATGAATAACATCATAACCACTACCGACAATGAAACGATTATCAGAGGCGTTGTCGAAAAGCTATTGAATGATACTCGATACAGACACGCTATTTATGACAGGACTTGGGGAAATGAAATCCCTGACCTGTTGGCACAAGATGAGCCTTATGAGGTTTTTGAAACTGAAATTAAAAGGCTTTTGCGTGAGGCTCTTGTATGGCATCCGTATATTAAAGATGTTACAGATATTGAAATCACGCAGTCGGGTGATTCTATATATGCCTCATTTATTGTTGAGGCGGCAAATGGAATTATTCTTGAATACAACAATAAGGAGGTGGCGTAAAGGTGAGTGTTTTAGAACAGCTTAAAAATGGCGAAATTGACATTTCGACATTTATCGAAGGGCAAGACAAGGACACAATTCAAAATCGCTTAATGGGGTATGTTTCGGATGAATACGATAAAACTCAGGGAAGTTTTATGTATGATACAATCACACCGAATACCCTTGAATTTGTTTTGATGTATATTACGTTGTCTCAGGTGTTAAAAGTAATAAATCCTAACACTACATACGGAGAGTTTTTGAAAGGTTATGCAAGCTCGCTTGGTGTTGAGTGGAAAAGTGCGGGATTTGCAAGCGGATTTTTAATTGGAACAGGTGCGGAAAATACAATCATTCCTAAAGGGCATTTGTTTTCAACGGAAGTTCCTGCAAATCAATCTGTTTCTCCTAAATACTATACAGCTACACAGGAGATAGTAATTCCTGCAGAGGGGGTTGCAATCATTCCTATTATTGCTGAAAAAGCAGGAGCAAGTCAGAATGTCCGTCAGAATGAAATTGTTGTTGTTTGTAAAACAATTTCAGGACTTGAAAGCGTAACAAATCCTGAAAGTATTACAAATGGTACGGATGCCGAAACGGACGAACAACTTTCTGAGCGTTTTTCGGAAAGAGCAAAAAATCCTCCAAGTTCAGGGAATAAACGTGATTATGAGCGTTGGGCAAAAGAGATAGCGGGTGTTGATGAGGTTCTTGTTGACCCTCTTTGGGCAGGTCCGGGAACAGTAAAATTAACAATCATCTGTAATGGTGAAGCTGCAGACCAAAGCGTTATTGATGAGGTTAAGCAGTATATAGACCCATTTCCCGAGGGAACGGGTGCAGGTGAGGCTCCTGTCGGTGCTGTTGTAACTGTCGGAACGGTTGTTATGGAAAAAACAAACGTAAAAATACCGAATATCATTTATAAGGACGGTGCTGATGTCGATAGTGCGAATAAGCAAATACAGACCTCTATATCTGAATACCTGAAAACAATACCGCTTGGCGGTATTGTACGTATAGTCAAGATTGAGGCGGCTGTCGGCTCAGTAAGTGATGTTATTGGATTTGATGATATTTTGATAGCCTTAGACGGTGATACTCCCGAATATGCAAACGCTGATATTCAGCTTGTTACTGAAACAAAAACCTCTTTGGGTGAGGTGATGTATGTATGAGCCAATCAGCAAAAGAAATGTTAAGGTGGATACCGCCTTATTATTCTGAAAGCAGTATTTACAAGGAACAGAATACGGCAAAAGGCAAGGAAATTGATATTTTGAAATACATCATTAACGATTTGAAAAATCAATTTTCACCGAAATATGCAACGTGGGGTTTGGTATTTTGGGAACAGCTTTGCGGTATTACTCCTGCTCCTGCTGATACGCTTGATGAACGCAGGAAAAAAGTAATGACAATGTTAAGTACAATGGCACCGCTTACACCTACGGAATTTGTAAATCAAATAAAAAAAGCAACAGGCGAAACAACCAAAGTTTATTATACGGATTGGAGTGTTGATGAAACAAAGAATATTCAAAATGTTCATTTACGCAGACTTGATCCGAATAATAAGGGTGATTACATTCTTGATATTGTAATTGTCCTGCCGACAGAAACATTTGATTTAATTGATTTCAAGGATAAGGTTTATGACATTGTACCTTGTCATTTGGCGATTAAATGCTCTGCTATTGTTGATAATTCGGTTTTACGCCGCTTTACACACGAACAGCTAAAAGCATTTACTCATACGCAAATTAAAAATTGTATTCCATTGGAGGAGGTGAGTTAATTGGCGAGCAGAACTGAACATCTTGGTTTGACTATTCAGGAACAGACAGAATTTTATGATGTCGAGATTTTTAATAAGAATTTTGAAAAAATCGACAAGGAAGTTTTTGATAAGGTCAAGAAAAATGCCGCAATTCAGGGTGGAACAAAAACCAAAATCACTTATGATGAAAAGGGACTTGTTACAGGCGGCGAAGATTTAACTCCTGATGATATTCCGAATATCCACGTTTCTAAAATCGAGGGCAGGCCTCCGATTGTTTACATTGACGGTATTCCGGTTTATGGCTGTCGTTTTTTCGATATAGACAAAGCTGGAAATGCTGTCTTGCGTGAAGATGGTAGCGGTGAATATTTGCTGACCGTACTTGAAAACGGAGAAATATTACTCAGGAAACTTGTTACACGCATTGCTGATACTCTCGAAAGCGACAACGAAAAAGAGGCTTTGTCGGCAAGACAGGGAAAGATTTTGAATGCTTTGATTGTTGCACTGTCCGAAACGCTGACAGAGGAAGATACAAAACTATCTGAGGCTGTAAATGCTTTGCTTGAAAGTTTAACAACGCATACAGGCGACAAAAACAATCCTCACGGCACGAATAAAACACAAGTAGGGTTAGGTAATGTAGATAACGTCAAACAAGCCTCAAAAGTCGAATTTGACGCACATACGAGCAATACAACAAATCCTCACAAGGTTACAAAGGTACAGCTTGAGCTCGGCAATGTCGATAATACGGCTGATGCTGATAAAAATGTATTGTCGGCAACAAAGCTGACTACCGCAAGAAAAATAAACGGAGTTTCTTTTGACGGTAGCAAAGACATCACGATTGCGGATGATACAAAAATACCTGTAACTGAAAAAGGTGCGGCCGGAGGTGTTGCTGAGCTTGATGTAAACGGAAAAGTCCCCTCATCACAGCTACCGTCTTATGTAGATGATACAATAGAGGGAACGCTTGCGACTTTCCCGGCAACGGGCGAAAGCGGGAAAATCTATGTTGATACCGATACCAACCTTACATACAGGTGGAGCGGCACTCAGTACACCGAAATATCAAAGAGCATTGCGTTGGGCGAAACTGCCTCTACTGCTTATGCAGGAAACAAGGGTAAGAAAAATGCAGAGGATATTGCTTCGTTAAAAGAGCGAATGACATCTGCAGAAAATAACAAAGCCGATACGGAGTATGTTGACGGAGAGCTTGAAAAGAAGGTTGACAAAGAAACATATAATGCGGAAATGTCAGTAAAAGCCGACTTGGTTGACGGGATAGTTCCTGATGAGCAACTTCCATATTATAACAAGGCACAAAATGTCTATGTTGACGGTGTTTTGTTATATCCTACAACCTTTGTTGATGTTGACGAAAACGGAGAGGTATATTTGAGAGCAGACGGAGGCGGTGAATATTTGATTTATATTCCGCTTGACGGTGTTCCTCGTATAAGGTATATGGGTAATGCAATAACGGAT